TTGGTTGGCGAGCTCCAGCCTGAGGAGGCGGTCGTAGGCCCGGGCCGCCTTCTCCCCGAAGAGGAGGTGCAGGCTCGCCTTGTTGGCGAGGTGGCGGGCCACCAGGGCCTCCCGCTTCTCCGGAGGGTAGGGGAGGAGGCTCCGGAGGCTGGGCGAGGGAGGGGGGCCCGGGGGGGCGAGGGAGGAGGGACCGGTGGGGCGAGGGAGGAAGGACCGGCGGGCAGAAGCAGGGGAAAATCCCGGGAGCGAAGACAAAGACGTCATTATCAAAAAATACAAATATAACAATATAATATAATGCGAAGATTCCCTTTTGGATTAATTAACTCAAAAACAAGTAAGAAAGATAACCCAATAAATTTTAGCACATTGGGTATAGGGGCCCACCGCGCAAATATACGCAATCGTGTAAGTAGAAATGTATATGTCGTTAATCGTGGTGTAAATATCACAGGTGGTACTATAACACCCGGAATTCAAACTATTTTAGATACATCTGCCACACTATTAATAAATGAAGATCAACATTCTGAAACATTTACAGTTAAATTGGATCGTCCTACTTTAAATTTAACAGCAGTAGATTTAAAAGTTCTTGATACAACAGAAGCAAAAGTTACACCAAGTAGATTAGAATTCAATACTAGTAATTGGGATACTCCACAAACAGTAACAGTTACAGGTGTTGATGATACAATTTATGATAAAACAATAAATACACAATTAAGCATAAGTGTTGTATACGGCAATGATACCAAATATCTAAATATTGCTAATGAAGATAATGAATTACAAGAGGTCATAGTAACAGGTATTGTAAATTCAACAATAAATACAAATGAAGGTGTTAATACTACACAAACAGTTAATCTCACACTCAAATATGAACCAACAGAAATAGTAGTATTCAATGTTGTTAGCGACAGTCCACATGTTATTGTAGACCCCAACGACCATGTAATTACATTTACACCCGAAAACTGGAATGTAGAACAACAATTATCACTTACTATTACAAAAGCAGATGACAATGTTGCTGGTGGTGATGTTATCGCTCAAGTGTTAATGACTAATAATGATACTGATAATTTGATTGCCAAAAATATTACCATTTTCATTGTTGATGATGATGTATTAGCACCCAATTTATATTTTGCAAATAACTTTTTCTATGAAGATGGTTCAATTACAGTTGATGTATCATTGAACGCAGAACCAGTGAGCGATGTTAGTCTATCAATAGTACCAATAGATGTAGCAAGATTAACGACAACTCCATCATTATTAGAATTTTCAACAGCAAATTGGAATGTATCTCAACAATTCACTATAAATGGTGTGAATAACGGAATTTTCAACCCACCCGAACAACTAGATGTAAGTTTAGCATTTACAAGTGGCGGTGATGGTAATATATCATATGACCGTCAAGAACAATTAACATTTACAGTATATGATGCTTCTAAAGCACTATTTGTTGAATCATCTTCATTAACAATCAATGAAGGTGCAGGATATTCATATGATATTAGTCTATCAACACGTCCAGCAAATACAGCAATTGTTTCATTTTTTGTAAATGGTTCGGAAATTCAGGCAATGTCAGATATTAGTTTCGATAGTACCAACTGGAATATATCCAAAACTGTAAGTATAGTAGCAAATACATCACCTTACGCAGTAGATCAAAATGACTCATTGACAATAAATTCAACAGAAGGATTTGGTAGTGTAACTATACCAATTACAATTACAAATGTAAATGAAACAGCGAATTTTACATTATCAACAACAGATTTAGGAATAAATGAAGGTTCAACTGGAACATTCACGATAGCATTAGATAGCAAACCAGTTTCAGATGTAAGTTTATCATTAACACTAAATGATACCACAAACTTTTCTTTAGATAAGACAACTGTTACATTTGCTGCTGATACAGTAGCAGGGACAACAGAAACAATTACTGTAACAGCAGCAACTAATGAAACAAATGAAGGAAATATTACATCAACTATAGATATCGCAATTGGTGCTGGTTCATCCGCAGAATATAGTGGTGTCGCATCTCAAAGTATAAATATTACACATGTTGATAATGATCCAGAGGCATAAATGGTAGTAAATATACATGTAAAATAATATATAAATTTGTATTCATGTAAGATATATGAATACAACATTAGTTACTTGTTATTATAAGTTACACAAGTCTAAACATACACACGAAGAATATAATAAATGGATAAATAATTTGATTTCAAACTTGAGAACAAATATTGTAATATATACATCATCATATCATTATGAGTATATAGATGAAATTTGTAGTAAAAATAAAAATTTAAATTATAAAATAATAATCAAGGAAATAGATAATTTTAATATAGTAAAAAATCATCCGGATATTTGGGAAAATCAAGAACAAATAGATCCAAATAAACGTTGCGGACGTGGAAAAGGATGTTATATTATATGGAATTCCAAATTCGATTTGATAAAGGAAACAATAGAAATGAATCCATTTAATAGCGATAATTATATTTGGAATGATATAGGTAACGTTCGTGATTCAAATATAATACCATATTTAATACAATACCCAAATGGAAATAATATATCAAATAATAAAATAGATATAGTAGTGATAAATGGCTTCAAAAATGATAATCAAATGTTTTTTCAAGACGAAGTACATTTTTCAGGTTCAATGTTTGGTGGGAGTAAAGAAATTCTATTAGAAATTCATAAATTATATTATTTATACTTTAATATGTATTTACGAAAAGGATTATTTATTGGTTGCGATCAACAGATAATATCGAGTGTATTTTTACGAAATAGAGATAAATTCAATTGTATAATACCAAATAATACAATTGATCCTTGGTTTCATTTATACGTTCATTATAGTTAGTACTCTACAGAAATATGGTCGTTGAATCCAATATGTTCGACATGGCCTGTAGGATCATCAAGAATTACACCATAATATCCAATATTTGCAAAACATCTATTAGTTGTATATTCCCCATCAACTGGATATTGTTTACCATTTTTTAATACCATATTACATTTATGTGTGAATGGATGTATATTATACATATCAGTTGTTTTACGTAATCCAGGATTAAATGTAACACCACACCAAGTATATTTAACTCCTTTATACATATATGAAAATTCTTTATCCATTAAATAAAATCCTCGATTCAAATTATCTTTTATAATAGGATGTAATGAAGTGCAGTTATGTGGTCTTAACCAAACTGTAAAAATCTTTTCTTCTGGATATTGTTTAAATATATTCATTGATTTTTCAATAAAATTTGGTTTTGTAAAATTCCAATCTTCTTCACAGTGAAATATATATTTTGTTTTTACATATGAATACACTTTATCTATTGATTTTAATTGTCCTATATTTGTATCATTATAAATACATTTAATATTCAACTTTGTTTTGTATGTTTTCAATATCTCATCATTACAATTAATTATTCCAGAGTCATCTATGATTATACATGATTCAATTGGATATGTATTAAATAATACAAATGATTGTAATGTTTTTTCTAATAAATGTGGACGATTACAAGATGTTATTACAAGTGTAACATTATCATTTATTAAATCTAATTTATTATTTTTTATAGGTAAAATAATATCTTTATTTTGTTCGTATAATGTATTGTCTGTTATTTCATTTATATCATAGCTATTAAAATATTGTTTATTTCTTTCTAATTTTTGGTGTTCGAACCAATTGTTAACATCTCCGCGCGTTGATTTTATTTTTATAAAAAAATCCAAAGATTGTATTGCGTAATGATTAATAATTAAATCGGGTTTAATATTTTCATTATATTTTAAATAAATAGTATTTCCTTTTACTTGATGTGAATGTACGTTAAAAGATATTAAATCTTTACTTTGAAAAATACTTTTATAACTATGGTATGGTTTATTTGGTTCATGAATAGCACGTTGTGTAAAACCTTCTACTACTGAATGTGGTTGATATTTATGATTATTACTACCAAAATGTAACCAATCAACTATGATTTGTGAATAATTGTTATATTTATCTAATATATCTCCAATATTAATAGTTAGTGGACTATATAAAAATTCGTCCAAGTCAATAATTGCCATCCATTGTGTTTTATTAATATGTTGTCTAAAATATTTTTCGTAAATATTTATTTGACGCCCAACATCTTTTGTTATAATATCATTATCCATTAAAGTGATATATTGTGAATATTTTGTAATAATGTCATTATAATCATCATTACTATAATCATTTATCAAGAAAAAATGTTCTACACCGTGGTATAAATAATGTGATATCCATTCATCTAATATATGAGATTCATTTTTGAAAATAGAACATATAGATAATTTATACATGATACAATATTAAATTTATAAATTAACTAATGTATATTATTTATATTTATATTTATTAATATAAATATAAAATTTCAATAATATTATAATGAGTTCATTTACGAAAAGAGATAATTGGTTTTTAAATTATGAGTCATTAAGAGATTTAAATTATAGAAAATCATTTTTATTAAAAGAAGATTTTCAAGATCAATCAGTTATAGATATTGGTTGTAATTCGGGTCAAATGTGTAGATATGCTTCTGATCTAGGTGCTACAAAAGTATTAGGTATTGAATATGATAAAACAGCAATAAAAGAAGCTATACAAAAAAACGAAAAATATAACAATATAGACTACTTAATTGATGATATAGATAATTATATGTTGTATACAAATTTACATAATTTTGATACAGGACTTTTACTTTCTGTAATAGGTACTGGTGAACTAGAAAATAGATATGGATTATTAGCAAAAATATCATCAAAAATACTAAAAACTATGTATATTGAAGGGCATCATACTGTTTTTAGAAGAAATGAACTATTTAAAGCAATATTAGATTACACAACATTTACTAGTATAGAATATCTTGGATTAACATATGATAACGATGAATCACAACAAAATAATAAATCAAGAGATATATTTCGTTGTTCTAGAAAAATATATTCTCATGAAGAAACAATGAATAAAATAATAGATATGTTGGATAACGAGAATAAAATAATTGCAATCCAAGGACATGGTGGTGTTGGGAAAACAACATTAAGATGTAAATTAATCAAATTTTTAAATAAAAATACAGCATTTAAGTTTGATAATAATGTGATAGATAATGAAAATAGTTATACTTACGTTCAAAGTTTAGATGGTTCATTATGTATATTGGATGATGTAGCCAATGCTAATATTGAAGAATTACAAAAAAAACATAAATTTATTTTATATTTTGATTATCGTGTATTAGAATATCTTAAAAATATTAACATAGATTCATTATTTATTTTTAATTACAATATAAAACATCGTTTTGAAACTAGACCACAATATAGAGAACATAGATGTTATCCTATAAAACAATTTATTAAAAATATATATCATATAGAAGCAGTATAAAACAAATCTTTACAATAATTCTTTTTGTATTTTTTATCCAATTATATTATATTATAATGACATCCAAAAATATTCCAAGACATCAACCACGACAACAACAAATTAATACACGCATTAATTTACGATTTCAACCAGATGAAACTTTACAGCCAAATTTTGATCCTCGTGCTGTACCTACAAAACGTGTATTCCAACCCACATATACTACTCGTTCACCTTATTCAGTTTCAATCAAACCTAGTTTAGCATAT